CGACAAATAGCCTCAGTATTGGAGAGTAATGACCACCTCAAAGGATTCGTTAAACAGATTCGACATGCAAACGGAACTGAGTCGATTGAGATGCTCAACGGATCGCGCCTTGATGTTGTCGCAGCAACTAGAGATGGCAGTCGAGGAAGAACTGCTGACTTTCTCTACATCGACGAGTTACGAGAGATTACTGAGGAAGGCTATCGAGCTGCAATACCAACTACGAGAGCTAGACCAAATAGCCAGACATTACTCACAAGTAACGCAGGTGACGCTTTCAGCCTTGTCCTCAACGGCATGCGAGAGCGAGCTTTAGAAAACCCGCCTAAGTCTTTTGGGTTCTACGAATACTCAGCACCACAGTATTGCAAGGTAACAGACAGAAGCGCATGGGCGCAGGCTAATCCTGCACTCGGATACACAATCACGGAGGAAGCCCTTGAAGAAGCCGTTGCAACATCTCCTATCGAAAACACTCGCACCGAACTGTTGTGTTGCTGGATTGATTCTTTGTCCAGCCCGTGGACTCATGGCAGTCTTGAAGAATGTTCTGATTCTACTCTCGAACTTTCAGCGGGTGCTTACACCGTATTTGCCTTTGATGTGTCGCCATCTCGCCGTAATGCGAGTCTGGTTATTGGTCAGATACTCCCAGATGGTCGCGTGGGAGTGGGCTTGGCTCAGACATGGGAATCACAAGTAAGTGTTGATGAGCTTAAAATTGCAGCGGATATTAAGGGATGGGCAGACCAGTACCGCCCTCGCTCTATTGGCTTCGATAGGTACGCCACTCAGTCAATCGCAGACCGCCTTTCAAACGCAGGACAAGTCTTACAAGACATTTCAGGAGCGCAATTCTACCAAGCCTGCACCGATCTAAAAGATGCCTTAGATAACAAGCGAATGGTTCACTCTGGCCAAGAAGAATGGGTTCAGATGATGAACAATTGCGCAGCAAAAACAAACGACTCCAGCTGGAGAATTATTAAACGCAAATCTGCTGGAGATATATCAGGAGCTATTGCAACAGTCATGGTAGTTTCGACACTCTTAAAACCTCAGCAAACTGCTATGATTTACTCGGAGTAGGGTATAATTATGCCCTATGGGTATCTTCTCGCGTAAGCCAGTAACAGTAGAAGCGCAATTAGCGCCACAGGTAATGGGCGATGGAATTAACTCGATTTACAATTTTACTTTTCCAATTATTTCCCGACGTGATGCTATTGGCGTTCCAGCAGTCAAGCGCAGCCGCGATCTTCTTTGCACAGTTGGTACGATTCCTCTTGAGTATAAAAAGAAATCTACAGGCGAATCTATTGCAGCTCCACGATGGATTCACCAGCTTTCTAAATCACAACCTCAATTCGTAACTCTTAGCTATTTAGTTGATAGCCTTCTATTTTATGGTCAAGCTTTTCTTGAAATAGTTGAGGTTTATCAGGAAGATGGTCGCGGTGCTTCTTTTGATTGGGTATCAAATACTCGCGTTACTTTTGACCTTGATATACATAACACTTTTGTAACGCAGTATTATGTAGATGGCTCACCTCGCCCTATGTCTGGTTTAGGTTCACTTGTAACCTTTCAAGCTTTCAATGAAGGCATACTAAATACAGGATCGCGTACAATTCAAGCGGCTATCGATATTCAGAAAGCTGCAGCAGTAGCAGCAGCAACACCAATGGCAACTACTGTTCTAAAAAATACAGGCGCAGACCTTCCAGCAGCAGAGGTGCAGGGCTTACTTGCTTCATGGAAAAATGCTCGTCAAAATCGTAGTACGGCATATCTAACTTCGACTCTCGAGGCGCAGAATATAGGTTTCTCTCCTAAAGATATGATGTATAACGAGGCTATTCAAAACCTCGCTACAGAGATTGCGCGCCTTTGCGGATTGCCTGCTTACTATCTCTCAGCAGATCAGAATACGACAATGACTTATGCGAATGTTCAAGATGAACGTAAGCAATTAGTAGCCCTAGCGTTTCAGCCATACATATCCGCAATCGAGCAGCGCCTCAGCATGGACGATATTTCTACGGCTGGACACTATGTAAAGTTCGACTTAGATTCTACTTTCCTTCGCACAGAGCCTATGGATCGCCTTCTCGTACTTGAGAAGATGTTATCCCTTGGCTTAATCACAATAGAGCAAGCGATGGAGATGGAAGATTTAACCCCTAATGGAAGCGATAACTAATGGAAACTCTATACATCGAAGCATCATCTATTGAGTGCTCAGAAGAACGCCGTGAAATCTCAGGCAAGATTGTGCCTATGGGTACAGGCGAAATTGGCAACACTAACCTTGGCGGAGTTGTCTTTGAAGCGGGTTCTATCGACGTTTCAGACATTTCAAAGATTAAGTTACTTAGCCAGCACGATATGAAGAAGCCCGTAGGTCGCATGACCGCAGCTGACGTGCGTGAAGATGGTATCTATGCAACCTTTAAACTTTCACGATCAACAGGCGGAAACGATGCACTTGTTATGGCTCAGGAAGGACTTGTTTCAGGTCTTTCAATCGGAGCTGAAATCATTTCATCAAAGCCATCACGCGACGGTCACACAGTCATTACGGCGGCTAAATTACGCGAAGTTTCTTTAGTTACAGAGCCCGCTTTTAAGTCGGCTCAGGTACTAGAGATTGCAGCAGAGGAAGTCATCCCTGCTGAAGAAAACCTACCAACAGAAAGCGAGGCAGTAGCCGTGGAAAACACACCTACAGTCGAAGCAACACCAGTAGAGGCTGCGGCAGTCGAAGCTTCTGCTCCAGTAGTAAAGGCGATGCACTTTGCATCACCAAGAATTGAAATTACAAAGCGCAATTACTTGGAAAACACACTAAAGGCTAACCTCTTTGGTGATGATGAATCTCGTCAATGGCTTCGCGCTGCGGACAATGATCAGACAACAGGTGCAGGATTTATCCCAACACCACAGAGCACACAGCTCCTTAACTTCCTTTCAAACGCAGACCGCCCAGTAATTGATTCAATTACTCGCGGAACAATGCCAGAGTTTGGAAAAACTTTTGAGTTGCCTAAGATTACTGAAGTGCCTCTTGTAGATCAAATTGACGAAAATGCTCCAGTTACAGATTCACAACTTGAAGCATCTTACATCACAGTCACAAAGAAGTCATTCAAGGGTCGCGCAATTACTACCCTCGAGCTTCTTACAAACTCATCACCTGCATTTCTTGACGAGCTCCTTACTCAAATGGAATTTGCTTACGCAAAAGACACAGAGCAGTATGTAACTGGCGTAATTGGAAACGATGGAACTCTTAACGCAACACCACAAGCCAATTCAGCCGATGGATTGCTTAAGTACATTTCAAGCGCAGCTGCTGCTGTTTATTCAGCATCACTTGGCTTCGCTCGTAACATTGTAGTTACACCAGCACAATGGGCTAACATTATGAGCTACAACGATAATGGACGTCCAATCTACATTGCTGCAAATCCACAAAATGCTGGCGGCGCTCTATCGCCTCTTAGTGTCCGTGGATCAGTTGCGGGTCTTGACCTTCGTGTATCTCGTTACATCACATCAGCCGCACCAGCAGGAACTGGCGATTACTCAATGCTAGTTGTGAACCCAGATGCTTACACATGGTACGAGGGTGCTCGTCAGCAGCTCCGTACTAACATTAACTCAGACGGAACAGTAGATATTCTACTCTTTGGTCAGGGAGCACTTGCCACTAAGTTAGCGGCTGGCGCAAACTGGTTCAACTTCACATAAGCAACACCCATTAGAACGCCAGCGGGGGTCGTGCCCTTCGACTCCCGCTGGTCTTAATGAAAGGATAGAGAATGTCTATAACCACAGTAGCCGAGCTTCGTACTGCGCTTGGCGTTGGCACTCTCTACACCGATGCAGTTATCCAATCAGTATGCGATGCCGCCGATAATGTTCTTCTTCCTATGCTTTGGAAGAATCAGCAGTATATCGTTGCTCATGGCAACGTAGGGACTGTAGGAACACTTTACTTCAATGATCCTATTATGGATTATTTTTATGTTGGTCAAACAGTTGCTATCTCTGGGGCTGGTGCAAAATATAACGGAAATAAGACGATTACTGGCGTAAGCGAGTACTCATTTACGGTTACTACAAATCACACCAGCGACAACCCGAAGCATTCAGTTGAGCCTTATGGCATAGCTGCCGCTGAAACTTATACTGACTACACAACCATCCCAGCTATCCAAGAAGCATCGCTTATGATTTGCGTATCTATCTGGACTAGCCGTCAGACCAACACAGGCAACGGCATGAACCCAGACGGTTCTATTGGCAACATGTATGCCATGAGTTCCCAGCTATTAAGCAGAGTCCGTGGACTCTTAGCTCCTTACCTAGACCCACAATCTATGGTCGGCTAATGGCAGCTATCTCAACCCT